ACCGTTTTATTGTGAATAATAACACACCACAAAACGGCTTGCTATTTTTTACGACCAGCCAGCCCCTACAAATTCAATAGATGGTATTGGCTTCTTTGCTACAGTGCCAGATTTAGCCAGTGGGGCTGCTATAGCGGCATATCGCGCTGCGTCGCTACCGTGTGAAGTCCAGTCTTTTTTTGGCTTATCTTTAAACACGCCCCGGTTTTCGTCCCATTCATAAGCGTGGTTTTCCAAACAACGCAACCCTTCCGCGCACCGTGATGCGTCAAAAACGCTAAATCCAATGGTCTGACGCAGCGTTTCAATACCCGGCTGTACGCTCATTTCACGTTCTAAAACTGTATTTTTAACACCCATCTGGCGAAGCTGTATGCTAACCGATTTTCCCCTTATATTACCGTGGCCTCCATCATGCGGTAGAAACGACATTCCAAGGTTATAAGGTTTGCTTTTGAGTATTTTTACATAAAATTCCAGTTCTTCACCGCTGTTTTCATAGTAATCAATCCAACGCAGCTCCCTGCCAACCCATTGAAGCCACCAGATGGCTGTTGAGTCACCATAACCCAAATCCCATACGGTAAAGACTTCACACCCGCTGTCATATGGAACCGATGCAATCCGGCCTTCCTCACGGGCTTTATTGAGCTGTTTGGCATATACCGCGCCAGAACGGCGGGTATCTGGTTCGCCTTCCCAAATGTGAGCATGCGCTTCAGGGTCGGTTACCCTCAGCCGCTCCATTTCCTTCCTTAGCACTTCAGGGAAAAATGGGTTATCGCGCCAGCTTACTTTACGCACCAAAGCATCGGGTGGAGCCTCAGCAACAAATCTACGATAGGTGGGGTCGGTGACGTTCTTGGTGTTAAACGCCACGTCAATGCTGGAGCCATCTTTGCGGATTGTGGGTATCAGAACTTCCCAAGAGGCATCCGAGATGTTTTCAGCTTCTTCAGCAAATACTTCGTCAATGTGTGCCATTGACTTAATCTCTTTGCTGTTGTGGCGAAGTCCCTTGAATAGAAACTCAGAGCCATTCTTTCCACGGATGGCGGTTTGCGTAACCGTCCAGAAGTCATCTAGGCCGTGTTGCTCGATGATAAGCGCTAATAGTTTGTGGACTGATTCGGCTATGCTGGTTTGCAATTCACGGCAGCAAAGAACGCGCCGGGTTTCCATCATGCCTTTGATTAGCAGCGCCCTGCAAATAGCCTCGGATTTGCCACCGCCGCGCCCGCCATAATAAACCCGATAGCGATAAGGTTCAAACAGCCCTTTAAACGCTTCCGGTATCTGAATCCTGCTTTGCATTGACAAATTCCACGGTGACGCTGGTTTTGATAGGAGGCGCTCCCTCTTGCCCTGCGTGGTTCAGGTCTATTTTTTCGCCATATTTCTTTGGCTTCAGCTTAGCCGCAATCCATTTACGGGTATCAATCATTACCTTAGCGCGTTGAGCCGCAAACCCATCTATAACATGCTTTCCTTCAGAATCTACCGTAATGTCACGGCTGATATCATCGGCAATATCAATCATTTCGTCCGCAAATGCTTCTGCCTGTTCTTCACGAGCGCGTGCGTATTGTACAGCGAACTCTGGATAATCCCTTAACCACTTTAAAATGGTAATAGGTTTTGGCATGCCTTCGATTGCTGCTATTTTGCGAAGCGATAACCCTTCAATAAGCAATTCGCAAATTTCATCACCCTTTTCTTGAGTGTATGTTGATGGCCTACCCATTTGCTTCTTCCACTTGCGGTTTTTCTCCGCCTCTTACCTGAATTAATGCCTCTTGCACTGCCGCGCGTCCGTGTTCTTTCATGAGCTTATCGATAGCAAGCGTTTCTTTTGGCGTCCATTCACGCGCTGGCTTGGCAAGTATCGCGTCTATGTGTTCGCCGTAAATGCTCACGCACGATAACCAAGAATATCAATCAAACGTTCTGCGCCTTGTGCTGAACCAGCGGTTAAGCGCCAAAAGCGCCCCGGAACATAGTTTTGTGGGTTAAGTGTTATGATTGCGCCAGTTGCATCAACAGTGATTGAGCTGTAATTCGTAGCAAGGTCTGCGCTTTTTAGGCTACGGAAGGTTAAGCCATCCACTGAGCTTTCCAGTGTTACCGTGGTTCCTGTCATGGCTGGCATATCAAGGCCGCATACAAAATAGTCTTGCATGTCAATGACATTGCTTACTGTTTCACCATTTGGAATGGTAAACACCTCAACTTTGCGGAATTCCGTATTAGCCATAAATTACCGTTTGATTACTAAGGTTTCCCCCATAATGCCATAGCTTAGCGGTGGGTGTCAAGAGTGGAAAGGTATGCAATCGCGTCCGGTTTCCCGTTCCTGCGGCTCATTGCGTTTAGGCAATAACGCTTGCAATTTTATGGCCACCTTTCCAGATAACTGCAATGGGGCATGACTCCCATTGGCCTGTTGTCAGGTCTTGAAAAGCGAATGTTTCCAAACGCTCCACAAAAAAAACCACAATGCGCTTTGTTGTCAACACCGATTTGGAAATTGTGCTGTTTACATAAATACCGATTACAGCATATCTGCAACCCCGCCCACTACAAGGCCACACCCAAATACCTTCCCGCGCTATAAATGCCATTTGCGTGCCATTTTAGCCTATTCTAACTTTTTACCCACATAGCCAGATATTTTAAAGCCTGCGCTTCCCACCAATCCTTGCTGGCGAAGTATTCCTCGCCATGCTGGTGCTGTAGTCGGTGTTCTTCCCTCGTCAAGGGTACTGCGCTATAATCGGCTTTCTTTCCCCTGCCGCTGCCCCACTTGATGCGGTTGACATGGGCTCCTTCGCAATAACCTATCCCATCGTGCCATTCGCTGTACTTCCCAGAGATGCAGCTTGGCTGAAGGTTTACCCACCGACGATAGGCTTTGTCGGTTCCTTTGGCCTTGGCAAGTTCGATTAGTTCTTCGCGGGTCATTGTATTGTCAAGTCGCTGTGTTTTCTCATAAAAGCCTCATCATCATCCGTGACCGCAATGCCTGTGCGTTGTTTTATCCTTATCACCCCTAGCCTTGTTTTGATTTTTTCCTCCTCAGTGGCGGTTGATACTGGTCGTTCTGGGAGCTGGTAGGCTGTTTGCTTGTATGCTTTGGTTTCCTTGCGCTCATTCCTAACCCAGTTCCTCCAAGTGGCAAACCAGTCGCGTTTAGTGGCTGCCTTACCTGTTACTGAAATCCAGTAATCCCTAAACCGCTTAAAAACTTCATCTGGCACTAAGTCTGAACGCTCTGCCTTGCAAAAATTAATCCATTCCGGTGGTGGCGCTTCAAGGGTGAAGCGCGTGCCTTTGGCGGTGTCTTTGGGCTTGGTATCCTTACCTACTATATTGGATTCTGGATTATGGATTATGGATAGCATAGGTTCGGCACTGCCGCTGCATTGCTGTTGCATTGCCGCAGCATTGTGTGCGTTGTGTCTTTTCAATGCCTTATTGCGGTTCTGTTCCGACACAGCCGCCATTCCAAGTAAGGTCTTCTGTACCCTAGCATGTACCCACCTTCTGTCCCCATTTAGCTCAAAATAGCTAAGTATGGTTTCCTTGGATGCGTTCCATGTTTTATTGTCTAATCCGGTAATGCGCCTAAGTTGATTTTCATCATTGGGAAGGCCAGCATACCCTATGCTATAATGCCTTAAAAGCAATCGCATATATGCCCCAAATTCGGCTGGACTTAAATGCACCGTATCGGTGATCAAATCCCCTATATGCAGAGGAATTGTGTGAACATTTTTCATAGACCTCCCCAAGGCCATCCCGAAATGTGAAATAGGGAAACAGTCGGGTAACTGCTTATCGCGCTATAGACGCTATCCCCATCTCCATACCTTGCGGTATTCTTAAAATACTATCAGATGGTTATCTCAACGGCAAGCAAAAACCCACTCACAATAGCCAGCAGCATCACACATGCAAATGGCGTTGGCGTTTGAGCATCCGAGCGGCGGAATTGGCTTTATCAGGCATTGTCCAGCATGGGCTGGAGTGGCAAAAAACACGGCAAGCAAAATAAGTTTTTTCATATTAATCCCTTAATGCGTTAATGATTTGATCAATCGCGGTTCCGTTCATTACTTGTTCTGTGGTAAACCGCAATACCACAAATCCCATCAAGGCGGCTTGGTTATATTTTTCGAGGTCTTTGATATAGCCTGAACCCCTTGTGTGTCTGCCTCCGCTCCATGTGGCTCCTTCCACCTCTATTGCTATGTTGCGCTCTAACATGAAGTCAAAGCGCCATTTGCGTTTGGGGTGGAATTTGTACTCACGGGTGAAAGGTATTTTAAACACAGTTAAATGCTGTGCTAGTATTTCTTCACCCTTGCTTTTTTTCATCGTCACGCACCAAGTCGCTAATGTATTCGCTCTGTGACTTCTGCGCCTTTTTTGCCAGCTTTTTAATAAGCTTAATGACATCAAAACGCAGATAAAACTGCTTTCTTTTTCCCCTCAGCATATTTCCCCTTTTGTGTGTTGACATTGGTGTGTAGTGTTGATATGTTTACACACACTAACGCAACTAGTCAAGGATATATATGCAAAGCGAATCAATCAACGAATTAGCCACTGCACTTGCTAAGGCTCAGGCCAAATTTACCCACGCGCAGAAGGCTGTTAAAAACGAGTTTTTCAAATCCAACTATGCAGACCTTCCGGCTGTAATGGACGCAAGCCGCGCCGCACTGGCGGAAAATGGCCTTTGTGTGATTCAGTCCACCACCGTCAAGGACAATGGGGACATTCTATTGATCACCACGTTGGCACATTCCAGCGGCCAGTGGGTAAGGGGTGAATACCTTGTTAAGCCAGTCAAAGCAGACCCACAGAGCTGTGGCAGTGCCATTACCTACGCCCGCCGTTATGCGTACTGCGCTATGGTAGGGGTGGCCGCCATTGACGAAGATGATGATGGTAACGCAGCCAGCCAATCCAAGAATAAGTCAGCAGATACCGCCGAGCAGCCAATAGATACCGAAAAAGCTGTAGAAATTGATTTGCTTATTACTGAAGTTAAGGCCGATAAAGCTGCATTCCTTGGTTATTTTAAGATTGATGACGTGAGAAAACTTAAGGCAAAAGACTACGCCGTTGCCAAGTCTATGCTACAACGCAAAGCGGGGACGGCATGATTCAGGGGTCACAAGATTGGTTTGCTCAACGAGCTGGAAAAGTAACCGCCTCGCGTATTGCCGATGTAGTGGCAAAAACCAAATCCGGCTGGTCTGCTAGCCGTGATAATTACGCTGCCCAGCTAATAGCAGAGCGTTTAACGGGTGTAGTAGCTGATACATTTACCAATGCGGCAATGCAATGGGGTACTGAAACAGAGCCGCAAGCGAAAGCAGCTTATACGCTGTTTACGGGCAGAGTCATACAAGACGTTGGGTTTGTGCCACACCCCTCTATTCCAATGTCAGGCGCATCGCCAGACGGACTAGTAGAAGACAATGGCCTTGTGGAAATTAAATGCCCAAACACTGCTACTCACCTTGAAACTCTTTTGGGTTCCGCAATAGACGGAAAGTACATTAAGCAAATGCAGTGGCAAATGGCCTGCACAAATAAAGCATGGTGTGATTTTGTATCATTTGACCCACGACTTCCGGTTAATATGCAGTGCAAAATAATCCGTGTAGACCGTGATGCCGAATTGATTGCATTACTTGAAAAAGAGGTGGGTGAATTCCTCGCTGAGATCGAAGCCAAAATCAAACAACTAAATGAAAGGTATTAAAATGAATTTTAAGGTTAGCATGAAAATCAACGGGAAATGGCAAACCGTAGGAAACATAAAAAAGAACAAATACGGCAATATGTCGCTTGGCTTAATGAAAAAACCCGAAGTGCTTGAAGCCCTAAAGGGCGATGGATGGGCAAACTTTGCGCTATTTGAAGATCAAAAGAAAGACGACACTAAACAAGAATCATTGATAGCAGATGCGACTATATTAGATGACGATCTGCCATTTTGACCATGATTGACGTAAACCAACTATACGAAAAACTTGTAAAATCTGGCGAGGACTGGGCGCATAAAAACGCCGCCGCCGACATACTGGAGGAGTCTAAAAAACCCATTCTCAGCCAGATTATGCAGGACTATCAGGGAAGCCACGCCGCCAAGGAATCATTGGCACTGGCAGACCCCAGATATACCGATCACCTCAAGACCATGGTGGAATCCCGCAAGGAGGCCAACATTGCAAGGGTGAAATGGGAAGCGCAGAAAATGTACGTTGAGTTAACCAGAACCAAAGCCGCATCCGAAAGAGCGGCAAATAAGGAGGCAATGTGACCGCGCTAGAACAAGGCAATCGCCGCGCTGAGATCAACGGCCAACGTGTAGCGTTCTATCGTATGTCAGGCAGGATAAGGCGTACCAAATGCCCGATATGGTGGGTTGATACCGAATCGCCAGAGCTACTAGCAGCCGATTGGGTATTCAGGGCTAAATTGCCTAACTAAGTGGTAAGTTTTGATCGTGGAAATCCCATTTAATCACCTTTGGGGCTTTCACGATCTTGACTTGCTTTTTGTACTGGTTGACCGCTTTGTATACCCACGATTCCGACACATTCAGGCGCTTGGCAATCTGGGGGATGGTCTTGCCCTTGTTAAATAGCTTGTTGGCTTCTTTGGTCTTGTCATTAAATTCCTTCAGGGCTTTTTCGCGTTTGCTCAGCTCTGCCTTGATGTTATAGCGCAATATTGCCCTACTTATGGCTCCTTCTGGCACGCCAAACTTTTCCACCATATCCATGATTTTATAGCCCTTGTTGAGCATGTCCTGTATCTGCGGAATGAGGGCTTGCCAATCGTATTTAGCCATTTGAGTTGATCACCCTAAGCAGTCGAGCAATGGTTTCACCTTGCGTGCGGAAAGTTTTTCCCTTCATGATTCGCCACAAGGTGCTTTTTGTTAGCTTGGTGCGTCTGCATAATTCTGCCTGACTTCCGGCTTTTTCGATAGCAAGCTCCAGTATTTCAATGATATTGTGCGTCATATAAAAGGTTGCATTTTGTTGTTGACAATAGGCTGCGTATGCTTTAGATTTACACATAGTTAAAACAAAGTCAACAAAGGAGTGCAAAGTGGTAGATATAGACTTAGAAAAACCTTATCAGGACACGCTGGAAGAGGGCGAACTGTTTGACCACTACGCCAACATCGAAACCAAGGAGCTATGGTACAGCTTCCAGACAGAAAGCAAAGCCAGCGAGTTTGTTGATGACTATATCAGCGACCCCAACGGCATGTTGGCAAAGGTTATACAGATTGTGGCGGAGGCGCAAGACGGGATAGCGTACAACCCGGGCGAGGCTGGCATGTTCAGGCGGTTGGCATACAACAAGATAAGCTTTCTTTTGGATGGCATCATTAGGCCGCGCGCCGAAAGCATTGCAGAAATGCGCATGGAATCCGGAGCATATGAGGAGGACGGAAGATGACAACTATACCAGTTAAATGCGGTGATGCAGTGCAGTTTGTTGAGGTGGCAAGCTGTCGGATTATCCCAGACCGCTGCACCCGCGCATCAATCGGTGTTCATCGTGGCTTTGTGCGTGTGTTTGATTTTCACATGGGAAAAGTCTACGAAGCGCCACCAAAGCAGGGATGGGAATTGCATGACAAACTTAACAACGAAGGGAGTAAAGATAATGCGTAATATCCGAATCACCGACAAACAAGACCAGCAGTTACAACAAGGCGAAAGCTGCCTTTTCTGGATGTGTGCTATTGTGTTCTTTGTGCTGATTTGCGCATGGCTCAGGCAGGATGGCATTGCATCAATGTCTGAAATGGAAACCAGCAACCCGCGCATTGTTCCGGCAACGTATGTCAATCCGTATGCCAGTGGCAAGGACTTTGGCTGTGGCGCTGCTACGCTGTGCGTTATGGGGTGGAGGGTGTTGTGAGCAACGAACAGAAATATAAACCTAACGAGCTTCCAAGCACAATCACCAAAAGGCTATATGTTAGCTATGTCGTTGGCGGGTATCTCGCTGGTGAAATTAGTGTGTTGGATTTTAGCAGCGTAGGCATAAATACCGAAAAAGTAGAAATACACCAGTTAGACGTAACCATAGATTTGCCAGAAATCAGCACTAACACGCTAAAAAGCAAAGCGCTGGATATGCTGGAGGCTGAAAAGCAGAAAGTGCTTGCCGAAAACCATAAGCGGTTGAAAGTGGTGCAAGACAAGATCGATAATTTATTGGCTATTGAATACAAGCCAGAAAGCGAAACAGTATGATCAAGCGTTACTTCTACACTGACCCGCTGGCTGCCGCATGGATGGCGAAGCATTTTGGCGTCAAGGTTCATTGCCCTGTGTGGAAGGGCGACGGCGTGCGGGAGCAAAGCAATCTACCCGTACCTCTTTGGGTTTTTGGCCGCATTATCGATGCAACAAGCCGGAAAAGTCTGGGCGTAGACCGATTCACCGTTGCGGAAGAGAGTGTTCCGGTATTCGTGCCACAGGTTGGCGACTTCGTTGTCTGCCGCTGGCCACTGCACAAAGACCACTTCCGGCGACAGGTTCATGGTTGGGTAACGACTATAGAGGAGAATATAGACGAGAGGACGGTCTGGGTTCGCTCTGACAATTACTGCAGCGCGGATGAGGACGCTCAGTTCGACGTTAGCGAGGTGCAGATCATCCAGCGCAACGGCCTCGCCTTCCACTGGCCTGAGGAGGAAACGGTATGACCAGTAAACCAGAAAACCCACCAGCTTTTCCTCATTCTTGTAACCAAGACTATGCGGCAAACCAGCAAATATCGCTTGGCATGACCCTTCGCGATTACTTTGCAGCGGCTGCGTTGCAGGGATTTATAGCTCAGGGGGCAGTCGATGAGATGAACTTTGAAGAAATTGCACTAATTTGTGGCGGTATGGCCGATGCTATGCTCAAAGAAAGGAATGAATCATGAAATCCCTATTATTCATCATTCCACTAGGCTGCTATTGCGTGCTGGCTGCTTATTCGTATGGCAAATACGCCCGAAGCGCTAAGCCGCATGTTAAGCCTGTGGTAATCACCCGCGCTGTTATGCGCTGCGAACAAACGGACTGGCTCTGCCTTACAGCGTGGGCATCCGAAGAACACCCAACAAAGAGGAGGGGGAAGTGACCGACGATATTGGATGGCAGCCGATTGAAACCGCGCCGAAAGACGGCACCGCCATCTTGGGCTTATGCAAAGGCGAGGTTGGTTCGTTAATAATGGTAGTCTGGTGGCAAGAAAGCGTTTGGTTTACGGGCTGGGTATCGGGCGGCCATCGCTCAGATTACGAAGATCGATTTGTTACCCACTGGGTGCCATTACCAACCCCACCAGAAGGAATTGAGCCATGACCGATATCATACCGTTTCCATTACAGCCCAAAAGCCCGCTTGATACGCCGGATATCACAATCATCCCAACCACGCTTATGTTCAAGGAAAAGCGCGTTGGCATGTATTGCGACTACGAGGCGATCAACCCCAAGGCAAGGGACGTACTTAAGTTCGCACGCCGCCGCTATGCGCGTTACGAGGATTTGATACTGCTGGAGGAAATTGGGTTTGCAATAGAAATTGTGGTTGCATAATAAAAACGCACTGCCATAATACGAAAAAACCAAACGGAGTGATGCGAATGACAAACACCGCAATAAACATTCAAGAATACAATGATTTTCTAGCAAAGAAAAATTCCCGCTACGAGTGGCAAGGAATAGAGTCAGCTAGTTTAGCTGGTTGCTTATTTGACTACCAAAAAGCAATAGTAAACTGGGCGCTACGCCGTGGCCGCGCAGCAATATTTGCTGATTGCGGATTGGGAAAGACCCTAATGCAATTAGAATGGGCGCGGGCGGTTCATGCACATACAGGTCAAAGGGTTTTGATTGTCGCGCCTCTAGCAATTTGCGAACAAACCAAACGCGAAGCATCTAAATTTAATTTGGATACTTCATTTTTTGATATCATCAATTATGAGCGACTTCACACAGTAACCCCATCTGATTATTCTGGCGTTGTGCTGGACGAATCAAGCATCATTAAGTCGTTCTCTGGTAAAATACGCAATCAGATCATTGAATTGTTTTCTGACACTCAATTTAAATTGGCTTGTACTGCAACGCCATCACCAAACGACTACATGGAGCTTGGCAACCACGCTGAGTTTCTTGGTGTTACATCATACACCGAAATGCTTGCCATGTACTTCATCCATGACGGAGGCGAAACATCCAAATGGCGACTTAAAGGCCACGGAGCGGTTAAGTTTTGGGAATGGCTCTGCACTTGGGCAGTATTTGTGCGCCAGCCCAGCGATATTGGATTCGCTGGCGATAATTTCGAGCTTCCGCCATTAAATCAATACAAGCACTGCATCGATGATTATGCCGTGGCTTCCACCGATACATTAATCCCATTGGCCGTTGCGGGTTTGTCTGAGCGTATTTCGCTTCGCAAGGATACGGTGGCTATTCGCATGCAGAAAGTGGCAGAACTTGCCAGATCAATGGACAGCCCTGTTATCATATGGTGTGACCTTAATGCTGAAGCTGACGAATTAAAGCGATTACTACCAGAAGCGGTAGAAATTCGCGGCAACGATAAAGACACCATAAAAGCAGATCGCATATTAGATTTTGCAGACGGTAAAATTGACATTCTGATTACTAAGGGGGAAATAGCCGGATTTGGCTGCAATTTCCAATCATCGCACAATATGATTTTTGCCAGCGTCAACGATAGCTATGAGTCGTTTTACCAATGCGTAAGAAGGCAATGGCGATATGGTCAAAAGCATCCCGTAAATGTGCATTTGGTTTACACAGAGCGCCAGCAGACAATTATTGAAAACCTTGAAAGAAAGCATGATCAAATGGAAGAAATGGCAGCACAGATGACCGCAACCACCAACAAGCTAACCCAAGCTGAATTAGCTGGCGGCAAAACAGATAGCTATGTAATCGACGCGCAAGACATTGTAACGCCGGATTACCATATCACGCTAGGCGATTGTGTTACGGGTGTTGCGGGTCTGCCGGATGAATCCATTGACTATACCATATTCAGCCCTCCATTTGCTTCGCTTTACACTTATAGCAACAGCCCAAATGATATGGGGAACTGCACCAGCGAGGATGATTTTGCGCGTCACTTTGGATACCTTGTCAAAGACCTTTTTCGCGTCATCCGCAACGGTAGGCTGGTGTCGTTTCATTGCATGAATTTACCGTCATCTATACAAAACGATGGTTTTATAGGCATTAAAGACTTCAGGGGCGACCTTATACGCATGTTTCAGGCGGCGGGTTTTATCTACCACAGCGAAGTGGTCATATGGAAAGACCCTGTAACCGCCATGCAGCGCACTAAGGCTCTAGGGTTATTGCACAAGCAGATTAAAAAAGATTCGTGCATGTCAAGGCAGGGCATCCCGGATTACTTGGTAACCATGCGTAAGCCCGGAACAAATACAAAGCCTAACAGTCACACAGCAGAGGAGTTTCCAGTAGATTTGTGGCAGCAATACGCTAGTCCCGTTTGGATGGATATTAACCCCTCCGATACTTTGCAATTCCGCGAGGCACGTGAATCTGATGACGAGCGCCACATTTGCCCGTTGCAGCTTCAGGTTATTGAGCGGGCCATTAATTTATGGTCTGCCAAAGGCGATACAGTGCTTTCGCCGTTTATGGGAATTGGCAGCGAAGGTTATGTGTCAATCAAGATGGATCGCAAGTTTCGTGGTTTTGAGCTTAAAAAAAGTTATTTTGAATTGGCCGCTAGGAATCTTGAGTCGGCAAAGAAGCAGCTGACGCTTCTTTAGCCTGTTTCCCTCGTTCAAATTCCCGATAAGCTCTCTGGCGCACTTTCTCGGAATCCGGCCAGCTTTGAGCTGCGCGTGCTTCAGTGATAAACGCATCAAATGCAATCATGTGGAATGGGTCGTCCCAGAAATCCATTTGCAACCCCAAAAAGACGGGGATAGATTTGACTCTATCCCCAAGTTTATGTCGGGAGTGACGTTTTGAGTGTGCCAGAAATAAAATAAAAAGCAACTGCATTTTGTGGTTGCATTTATGGTTGCATTGTGTAAGGTGGTGAGAACGAAAGGAACGATTATGGACGACACGGTTTTAGTTTACTGCCACACATGCGACGAGGAATATCATCTGCCAGAGGATAGCGTACAGTGTCCGGTGTGCAGCAATAGTGAGATAGAGGAGGTATAATATGGTTATTACGATAAACGAATTAGACATCACCAACCTTTTAAGGGCTAAAATTGATGCCCACATAAAGCAAATTATAGAGAACGAAATTAAAGCAGCTAAAGAAAACCTAGTTAAGCAAATAAGCCAAGAAGCCGATAAGATGGCGCTGGATGTTTTGAGCTATTACTCAATTGAGCGAGATAATCAAAATATTATTATCACCGTTAAAAAACCGCAACTATGAGATAGGGGAGGTTTAGGTGGAGAGGGATAGGAAAGGATGGGAGAGATGAGTAGAGAATTGATAAGCCAGCTGGCAAAAGCAAAAGCCCTTTTCCAGCAACGCGCCATTTGCGCGGCAATAAGAATCGAATACCCCGCAAGCCTCTGCCAAGCTCCATGCGAGGCACACGCCAACCAGTGGTTGGATGCTCAAACTGTCAGCATGAATCAACATGCTGCGCCTGTGGACGCACAGGATGGGGGTGCAAAATGACCTCAACCATCACGAACATCAGCGCACCGCGCATCATATGTTGGTTTTCGTGCGGTGCCGCCAGTGCCGTGGCCGCAAAGCTGGTGCTGCAGAGCAATGACGAGCGCATGGCCGGACGAGAGATCGTTATAGCACGTAACTGGATAGCGGAGGAACACCCCGACAATGACCGCTTTGAACGCGAGGTATCGGAATGGCTTGGCTATCCCATAATCCATGTGACCAATGAAAAATATAATGGCTCAGTTTTTCAGGTGCAGGATGATGTTAAATTTATCAAGCACCCCAAAAGCGGGGGCGCTCCCTGCACCCGTTTGCTCAAAAAAGAGATGAGAAAGGCATACCAGCGCCCAGGCGATATTCATGTATTTGGTCTGCATGTAGGCGAGGAAGATAGGGTTGACCAATTCCTAGATGACGAACCAGGGGTGAAGGTGTGGTTTCCTCTTATAGAGGCCGGACTCACAAAAATGGATTGCCACCAGATAATTTCAAAGGCCGGTATAGCAATGGCTGCGATGTACCGCCTTGGTTACGACAACAACAACTGTATCGGCTGTGTTAAGGGCGGTATGGGTTATTGGAACAAGATAAGGAGGGATTTTCCGGATGCTTTTGAAAAAATGGCGAAGCAAGAAAGAAAGCTGGGCCACAGTATTTGCAAGAAAGAAATTTGCGTTGGTGGTCGGCGTATATCATGCCCTGTATTCCTTGACGAATTATCAGTAACAGACGGTCGCCCCTACAGCGATGAGCCGCCGATCAAATGCGGAATAATTTGTGAAAGGCCAAACGCATGAGCAACGGTTCGCTGATAGAGTCACTTGCGCTTGCCAAAGCCAAGGAATTTGTGCGCGAACAATGCGGCGGAGAATGAAATGAGAAAACCATTAACGAGGATGCTGCAAAGCTTGTGCCGTTGTTGCTAGAATTTTACAGGATGAACGCATGACCAATACCGTACCGCCAATCGAGTTGTTAGACCGCATCATCCGCAAGCATCATCCTGAACTAGAGGGTAAGCGGGCGTATGCTGGTGAGATTTACAATGAGTTTATGGGGGATGCCTCAAACCGTAAGGATGAGGCGTGGCTGCTTAACGGCAATCGGTTTTGCTGCGAGCCTAAAGACATTTTTACTGCTGGCTACCAAGCCGCATGGAACACCCGCGCCCAGCCCGATGCGGTGGAGAAGATTCGGGAGGCGTTGGCAATTGCGTTTTACAACGTGCATGTGCCATGTTCACACACAGATTCACACGGTTGGCACACATATTGTCACACACTGGCTGATATAGCCATCGACACCATCATTGCCAAGCAAAAAGCCACCGAGGAGGCGCTGCGTGTGGCTGTGGAGGGGTTGCAATGGTTACGCAAGTACATACATGAATACTGCATCATCATTCACCCCAAAAAGACGCTTTCGGTATTTACACCAGAGGAACAAATAATGGCAAAAATTGAAGAAACTATAAACACCATACTAAAGGAACCCACTGAATGACTAACCTAACCAACGAACAACTGGCGAAGTGCAGAGAGGCGTTTGATAAATGGGCGGTAAGCCCACAGATAGACGCATGTGTTAGCAATCAAGACTGGCTCACATGGCAAGCCGCATGGTCAGCCGCACAGCCTCAGTGGTTGCCGATTGATACGGCTCCGAAGGATGGGACGCCAATACTTATTGGAATTGAAGGCGCCGAGTATCATGCTAGCAAGGCGTGGTGGGATGACGAGAAAGCTCTGTGGCTGATTAACGAACGGCCATGTGTGTATATACCACTTCAGCCCACCCATTGGATGCCCCTCCCCACCCCACCAGAACAGCCAGCACTCGAAAAGCTAGTGGAAGGGAGGGAGTGATGGAATACGGAGCGTTACTGTTGTTTATAGGGTTTTTGGTCGTGATGACAAATGCTATTTTGCTAATGCAGGGGGAGAACAAAAGGCATGCCGTTTTTACCTCTTTCTGCGCTGGTTCGCTGTTCACTTCTTGGATTAATGAGGTGCTGAAATGACCCACCACCCCACACCCACCGAAGCGCTGAAACTGATACGTGAGGCGCTTGAAGTTGCCACTACGCCATTGCCAGAAGATAGGCAAAAGGTAGTTAAAGCCCTCGCCGCCCTCCCCGCACTGGAAGCGGGGCAGATGGGGGTGGATGGCAGAAGACCGATAGAAACAGCGCCAAAGGGCGTCCCTGTTATTGTGGCTGGCGGTATAGCCATGCACAAAACAGGCGGCGAATGGTTCACTGGCATGGAAACACCTATGTATCAGCGCCCGTTACAATGGCAGCCGAAATGGTGGATGCCGATACCAACTGATAACGATTTCCCCAACCCCACCCCAGACCGCGAAACGCTGGTGGAGGAGATGGCGCTTGCGCTTTACGAAAAATTCCACGGCGAGGACACGCGAAAAAACTGGAGCTTGGAAACGTATTTCACCCAAAGGAATTGGCACGACATGGCAGAAGCCGCCCTCGCTGTATGTGAGAAGTGGGGAAAATAATGCACCATTGCCTTAACGCTTCTGTCCCGCAACATTTGTATGGTTATGTTTGCAGGGAAATCCTTTATGGGCTTGATAGCTCGATGATTGGCCAGCATGAGCCATGCGTTGTGTTTGGCGTTACCAGTATTCCATCCAGAGCGCTGCATTTTTCTATTCTATGCGAATCAGGCGCACAATGGGCTAGGATCCCGCTTCACATGCTTAGGTGGCAAAAGCCTGTTGCTGAAAGCCATCCATTAACTGACTTGCAATGCTGGGACTGCCATGGATGGGATTTTAGCGTTATACAATACGAATACTTGCGAGAAATGGGGTGCGCTTACCGCACACCAGCGGGTAAAATGATTGATGCGTCCTATTGGTTTACGTTAGACCATACCGATAATGGATTTAGTCAATATCCACCAGAACATAAATGTTACCACTTGCTACTACTAGAAGATGGCAGCGGGCAAATTGCAGCCATGCCAAACAACCGCATTTTGTGGAAAGACAAAAGTTTTGTTAGACAAGGACATCCGTTAGATTATAAAGTTATGGCAGCGCAGACATGGCACGCCGAAGAAGGAAAGCGCAACCCGCAAGACACAGCAATAACGCAGGATGTAGTATGACAGACCGCCCAATCAATCAATGGGATTTAGCTTGCTGGATATTAGTTGTTGCTCTATTGGCTTCTGGTCGCAACAAAACAACCGGACATAGCCTTTAACTACTTCCTCGGCGCACTCGTCGGGAACACCGGGCATTGCTGGTTAGGGCAATAAGCGCAGCCGCATAACAGCAGGACGGTGAACAGCGCAATGGCAATTGCTATAATATGAAAGGGTGCGGGAATCATTTCAGCAGCCCCTCTAGCGTGATTCTTTGCTGCCTGTATTGTTCGCACTCGGCTGCGTAATCAAGTAATTCATGCGCTCCAACATATCCTGACCCACTGGCGGCATCGACGGAGCCTTTGGACACTGTGACACAGGCGCTTGGCTGCATGCGCTTATACTTAGCAAGCCTGCCAGCAATATTAGCCTGAGAGCGTTGGAGTTCATCGTTTGCCTCTTTTAGTGTTTTTGCGGTTTCGTTGCACTGGCTCTGAATCGTCTGCGCTTGGCTCTCCAGCTTGCTCTGGCAGTTCCCCGCCATGATCTCCGCTGTAATCCATACCCCCGCTGCCAATGCCGCGAGGTGCGTAGATAGATTTAATAAGTTGAACGGCCACATAAGAACCCCCTACTATACCGCCAAACGCAGTCATTAATATCCAATCAACGGATTCAGATTTTAGCATAATATATGACATAATGCTATTGGCAATGTGCAACCACAGCTTACTTGCGGATAATCGACCCGTCCGGCTGTCGGTAACTAAATCCAAAACACAAACTGAATATTTGCCTATCTTTATCATTTTGTTTTTCCAATTTCTCTAATATCTGCGTTGTTAATACCTCTATATCGTAACCCTGAAACCGCGCCTCACGCTCTAGTAACAAAGCCAATCTCACCAAATAGCCATTCTTGTCATTCCGCATGATCTCCCCCTACGCACAATGCCATGGCCAGCCGTGTGATGGCTAGGTTTAGGTGCTTTTCACCGTCATCGCGCACTACTTTAAGCAATATCATCAAAGCAGTAGTTGCGTGCCGTATGCCTTTTGTGATATGATAGTGTTTCGGCCTGTCGCGCCAATCTTCCCCGTTCCCGTCTTTGTTACTGCCCATAGTCAGGGCTTCCACAATAGCCTTACAGGCTTCTACGCTTGGGTCTGGTTTCATTGCTTGCCCCTTGGAAAAGTTGACCAACTGCCACAATCCTTACACAAATAACGGTGGCGCATACTGGAGGCGACATACTCAAATCCCCTATGCTCGATATGGGAACTGCCACACGCCTTGCATCTTTGCAGCGGGTCGTCGGTCAATAGGTTAAGGTTCAGCTTGCTCTTGACGTAGGGGAGCATGGCCTTGAACACCTGAGCCAGCAGTTCAACGTCCTGCACGTTGTACTCGGCCATTTTGCGTAGGGCTTCCTTGTCGCCGGACGCGCACCCCACCCACAGATCCGCGCTGGTTTTGATCTTACTGCCCACGCCAAGGATAGTGCCGAGGTGGTCGAGCTTGTTGCCATTTAGAGAGCGCCCAAAGTGCAGCTTGGCCAGCTTATAGGTGCAGATGTCGTTGACAGGCGGCAGGGAGGGCAACCCATTGGCCATAAGCCTTGCGGCGATAAATGGCTTATCAAAACGCGAATAATGCGCCACTACATAATCCGCCTTGCTCCATTCCAGCAGGAAGTCGCGCAACACCTTTTTGTCATCGTATGGCGCATCAACAACCAATACATAGGTTTCTGGCTCGCCAAGCCATTTGTAGGCTATGGTGCAGACAGATTTAGGCTTAAGGATGAAGTCCAGCGGTATAGACCTGTCGGATATGGTATCCCAGAAGTATCCAAGGTTAGGCAAAGTTTCGATGTCATAAACCAATATCTTAGGCCGCTTTTCTGACTGCGTATCATCGGGTATTTTAAAGCGCGGTACGTTTGCTGGTACGGTGTGCTTTTGGAGCGTTTGCGCCAGCTCCCAATTCCTTATCGTGTCGCGCTTAATTCCGGTTTCTCTGGATATGCTGCGCCGTGATTCACCAGCTAGGATACGGGCAAGGATAGCGGCTTTGACTTCTGGGGTGTAGGGTGTCATTTGCGATTCTCCAAAAGCTGTTTATGAGCTTCCCGTAGCAGTGCAAGTATGACTTTTCTTGTAGGCTTCTCTCCATCAGGCGTGTAAACTTTGACAATTCCATGCTTGCTTTCGTAGGTATGCCCACGCAGCTTGATGAAATTGATTACATCGCCCATGTTATCCCCCGTTACGCATTAGCTCCGCTAGTGTTTTGCAGCGGCGCGGTGTCTGCCTAGCCCATCGGCTGTTTAGCATTTCATCGGCTGCACGCTCGTAGTCATGTTCCCTTATGGCGTTAATCATGCGCTGGAATTTCGACACGCCACCAATCCCAAGCTGAAACACCATTTCGATAATCACCCCCTGCCGGATTTCATCGAGGCCAACCAGCCATGGAAACGTTGTGTAGGCTTGCTTGCGTGCTGTGGCGATGTCGTCCATAAGCATGTTCTTTGCCTGCTCAGTGGTGATGCGGTCAAATGTTTTATGGGGTAATATCTTATGGCCGTAGCCAATCGTCCAGTGGCCTAGCGTGTCCTGATATGGCTTTAAGACCAAGCCCTCATGTAGCATTATGCGCTGAATTAGGTTCATCTGCCATCCTTGCTAACTAAAAGCGTCTTAATATCCTGCCGCACCTCAGTAAGCGTTGCTTTGATTTCGTCAAGGTCACTTTTTTTGACATAATACTCAGCAACGGTTAATTTATGGTTAGCGATATCACGCTCATTTTCCCTTACACGGGCAAATAGCAAAAACCACAGCCTAGCGCCAATGGCAAACAACCCGCCGACTGCACTTTTAAACACCCATTCTATAAAAGCCATGTCGTCGGGAACCATAAAAACCTCGCTAGCTACCATAGTAATTCTGGATGGGATTAATCGCCGCTACCATCGGGCATAATTCGCCGGGTGCTTTGCCGACGATTTTCCAACCAAGCCGGATGCGTACACAGTGCTTTTTGTTTGGATATGGGATAATACAGTAAAACTCCCAATACTTGCTCATGCGTGCAAAATACCAGCCACCCGCTACCTTGTCGCCTATGTTTGGGTTGCCGACGATGTTAATAGGCCAATACTGATATACGCCGTAGTTATTCATCAGGTTGTTAATCGGATTGCGATAGGTCAGCCAAACGAATTCCTGCCAAAAGCCTTTGGTGGCGTGTTCAAAATGGTCAGTACCCCGCCCCCATTTGCTATTTCCCCACCATGTCGTGCGACCATCCCATTTGGTAAGCAGCAGAATAGGAACCGCTATATACTGAGTAGGCAAAAACAGCGCAGCAATGAGGAGGTTGCGGAGGTAGATCATCGTGTAAGCTCAATCATTCTGCCATCGTCTATTGCGTAAGGAAAATAAACAATGCGGCGGATATATCCGTTGATAGGTTGCAGGCCAGAACCGTTATTTCCTGTGCCGTTATGCGTATCTGTATCAGGCGGACGAAAATCTACTACATAGTTACCAGTAGCAATTGCACCACCATTTAAACAAATGGCATTTCCTGCACCTGTAAGCCTAGTTGTTATTTTATTGATGTTTCCACGCCCATAGGTTCCGCTATTCGCAGTTGTTGCTGATACCGTACCAACGAGAGTATTAGAGCGATGACTTGCAGTGCCGCCAGAAAGAGCGCCAGATATTTGATTCGTGGTTGTGTTGCCGCCACCGAACAAGAAGCATCCCGATTTGCCGTTACCGCTTGCCTCTATATAAACGCTTATTTCACGGCGAAAATGGTAATCGTTGACAATGCGGTTTCCGTCATTATACGCCGTTCCTACCGTGCCAAACATTTGCAAGTTAATACCGCCCGAGCCACGGGTTTGTGTTGATGCCACAGTAACAATCGGGGTAGTTGCTGCTAGTACGCTGTCAATGACGTTTTCAAGCTGAGTAAAATCCACGATAATAGCATCGCCGCTAGTGGCCAAACGAAACCCAAACACAGGGTTAGTGACAGTTTGATTTGGCATCTCTACCCAAGTAAAACGATTGCTGTTAATTTGACTGGTGATGTTTACCCATGTCGTGCCGTTATCCATGGTCATTTCCACCGTGCCAGTCCCTACTGAGCGCCGAACATGGGCAGAACCAATTAATTGCGTAGAAGCAAGCGTGATAGATTGCAGGCAAGTTCCATTGCCAGCGGTGGCCGTAAGCAAGCAAGCGCCGTTAGTCAGGTTATCCGCACCCGTTTGGTTGCGAGTGGCGGTCATGTTAGTTTTTACCCAAGTGGCGTTGTCTAGTGTACGCGATTGCAGGGCATAATTAGTAGCGTTGTTCTCGCACCAAAGCCCCATGCCCCTTGTAACCATAAGCTGGTTACCAGCAAATGTTTGTAAAATGCCATCAACATCTGGCGCAGCAAGTGTAAGCGATGATGTTCTATTTACAGAAAAAAGGTTGCCGTTTCGTAGGTTGCCTGTCGAACTCGGCCCTAAATTAAGAAAACCTCCGTAGCAACGCAGGTTTGCAAAGTCTATGTCTAAGCCAGCACCGGGCATTACCCAAGCTGGTGCTCTTGGCCTGTTAAACATTAGTCCACCTCAATGGTCGGGGTAAATACTTCGCTGTTTACCGGAGTATAAGCGGCACGCGCTTCAATCAAATAAAACAGATAATTTTGGCCACTAACGGGTGGAGTCACAATTGCATTTCCATCTGTTGGCGCTCCTATGCCCATAGAACCATCGGTAAAAGCGCGACTCATAGTCACATCAAATGAACCGACATAATTCGCTACGCCAGATGTTGACCATACGCCATTGTCACCATTGGCCGCTGTTGGCTGACTGCGGTAAAGATGAATACGGAAAATACCGTTAGTAAACGTGGTTCCCGTTTTACGCAGACGCATGCGAGTCAGCTTCATAACTTGGTCTGTTACGTTGGTAATTTGGATTTGAGGATAAAGAACCGAGCCAGCAGTAGCGCTGTTTGACACTAAATCGCCAGCAGCATAAACTGATGCTGGGTTAGGTAGAGTTACCGTCTGGCCAGTAAACACCTTACCACTAGGGTCGAACTGGTTGCCCAGCCCGTCGATGATGCCATGTGATGGCGAGGTGGTGCTGTCAGCAGAATCAACCACGGTTTTAACCGTGATATTCGCTCCTGCTGCGTCTTTAACTTGTTTTGTGCCTGCGGTGGTAAGTGACATTTATAACTCCTAAATAAAAAACATCCAATATTGCGAATTGCGTGCGTCTGAAAAGTCTAGCGATGGGGTGTAAGAAGGCGGCGTTAGTGAGGTTGTGCCACTAAGTAAAAGCAAAATGCTCATTACGCCCTCCTAAAATCTATCCAGCCGGATGTCGTGATATCCAGCGAGGTGCTTGCACCCGATGCCCTAGCGCCGATCTGTGCGCTGGTGTTGGTGGTAAGTACGGTTTTGGGAACCAGCGTATTGGCAACGGAAACGGTGTTTTGTAGGTCGAACTGAGGCGCGGCAGTGTAAGCCGTGGCAGGCGCAACGTCCGTTTCATCGCCGCTGGTAAGTATCACATACGCACCCGATGTGCTGGAAGCGCGGATTAAAGGCTGCACTTTTACGCCACCCGGCACGTTAAGCGTATAAAGCGTGCGGCTGGTGCTGAGATTTACAACGCTTACGTCTTGCGTTTGAGTAGCAAGCCAGTTGATAGTGCCGCCGCCGTTGATTTCCACCGTAGTGTAAGCAATGGGGGCGCCAGAGCCGTTGGTCTTAAAGCTGCTAATGCGCCTTGATGACGTGGTGTAGCCCGTGGGAAAAGTAGGGGTCAGGGATGAGCTTACAAACGAGCCAGTGCCAGACGTGCCAGAGCATAAAAACACATGATACGTTGTGGAATTGGCCAGCGTCGAAGCAACTGCATCCGTACCGTTGATTGCGTTGCCCTTAGAAGCTGCCCAAGTGTAGCCAGCCGATACGATATAGGCGGTATTAGCGCTATTGGCGCACTGCCCAGCCGCTACGGTGAAAGTAGCCGTTGTGCTGCTGCCCGTGATGCCGGATATAGTGCAGCCCGCAATGTGGCTGTAGATAATCGGTATATCGCTGGTCATGGCAACCGTGCCGTTTTTATCCGGCCATGTGTAAACGCGGGTCGTTGCCGTGGTCAGGGAAGCGGCGGAGAACCGAATCTTTTTAGTGGCGTCTGCATTGTTGGCAACCTCAAACGTGTTATCTGTAAACGTGGTGGTTGCCGTTACATCCTGATTAACATCATCAACGTCATACAAAAGCACATCATTAGCATCCGTAATACGAATACGATAAGCGCCTGTCAGCCAGATTTCAGCTGCGCCGCTGCTGTCTAGCACTACCGGATTGGCAAGCGGAACCGTGCCGCTGCTGTCGGTATAGGAAGCCTTAGGCGTAAGACTTGCGCCTGTAACGTAGGTGTAAACCTTACCATTAGCTAAGGGCGCACCAGTTGAGCCTACAATCTGTGTGATGGGTGCTGTGAGTAGGTCGGCCATTTATTGAACTCCTGCTTGCCGTAGCAATTCGGCTTCTTCTGGTGTTGGCTGGTATCCTTGACGCATTGCCGCTATAATCTGCGGTATGCCCAATGATACATAATCCACAAATTCTTTGTTGGCTGCGCCTAGTGCTGCTGGCTCAGGCGGCAATCCCTTAACGTTGCGGCCTATGGACTGTAAAACTTTTTCGCCACGGCCTTGCTGCATAGAGCCAGCTAGCCCACGACTTGCGCGGCTTCCAAGCATATTCATGGCAACTTCTGGCGCACCCAAGCCCGTTGCAATGCTCATGCCGCCAACTAAACGACTACCGATAGTGCGCAAAACGTCCGCAGTTTCGCTTATCGTTGCTGCTTTTTTAATTAGCTCCTGCTGGTCTTTATCAAACCTGCCAAGGCGCTTTGGATTCATTGCAATCTGCCTGAATCCGGTCTGAATAGCTTTAGCTGAACCGTCAAACATATCCGCACGCTCAAAGACGCGTTCAACTTCACGGGCATTAAGATAGTTTTTCCATTGGCGCTGTGCATCGCGCCAAACTTTGATTGCTTCAGGATTGCCTATAATATCGGCAGGCGTAGCGGTGTTAATGGTGTCTCGGAAAGTGTCTTGCAGCTCGCCTAACTTCTGGCCAACTGGAGTCATGCGGCCTTCCTTAAATTGGCCAGCAATTTTTTGGCTCAGTATTTCGTCAACTTCTTTGGCAACGCTTAAATTCATAGGCTGGCTTTTGTATTGTTTCAGCACATTCACAGCGTCCGTAAACTCATCAACGCCAGCTAACTCTTGGCCGATGGCAGAGCGAGGCTTCAGCAATTCAGCTTTTTGTACAAACTTATCATAAGTAGTTGGCTTTAGTGCGCCGCCCATTTTGTCAAATTGCTCAAATCCAGCTTGTGAAATGCCCTTAATTTCCTGACTTGGAATGGCTTGGCTTGTGGGGTTTCCGCTTTGCGTGGAGCCTGCAAAATCGGCAATTTTAGGGGATGTAATAGCTTTAGATGCCATCACACTGCCAGCAACCTGAGCAGGGAAATCCACAATCTTTCCGGCAGTAGTGCGAGGCTGATAATCCACACCAATCTTTTGTGCAATGTCTTGTGAGCCATAAAAAGGCCGCCACATTTCACCGCGTGGCTGCGGGTCTGCACCTAATAACGGGCTTACGTTCTCTGCAATGCCACGGCCAAAAAGCTGCACACCCTCAGCTGCTGCATTACCCAAATCAGCAAGCACCATAGGCGCTGCAATAGCTCCTTTAGCCAATCCGCTGCCCACGGTTGCCGCCACATCGCCAAGGGTGGAAACCGCCTGCTTTGTTGCGCCAAATTGCTCTTGCTGCGGTTTAAAATTCCGCACATCGTCAACGGTAACGCCTTCGGTGGCAATATAGCCATCAATTTCAGATTCAGGCGCGTTTTGGCTTACCATTTTAGCCACGTTGCGCTTTATGCGTGCCAAGTCAGCCATTATTCAAGCCCGTATTTGCTTTTGTAATTAGGCGTGCCAGTTTGCGGTGTAGCGGGAATAATCTGGCGTGTTAATTCTACGGGTTTTGCTACGCCTCTGATGCTGCGCCCCATTGTATCAAGTGTTAGTTTTTTCTGTTCAATGAACGACTGCAAAACGGCATCTTTTTCTTCAGGAGCTAAGTCTGGATTGCCAAGCGTAGCCTTGAGCGATTCGCCTTCTTTTTGCGTAAATTGAGCACCAAAAGTTTGCCTTAGAAGTGGCAGAATCTGGTTGTCAACAAGTGATATGTACTGCGCCCGCGCCACGGCAGGGTCGCCTACTGGCTGTCCGGTTTCACGGCGCAAGGTATCCATGCCACGGCCAGCCATCGTATAAGTGGCTTTTTTGCCAAGTGCAGATAGCTGTTTAACGCTTTGCTCTAGCTGCGGCAATGTAGCGCCCGCCTCCTCATAAGCACCCATGCGCTCTTGTATGCGCTTTTCTTCCGATTCCATCTTAGTAGATTCGCGTTTAATGGCTGGCTCATAAGCAAGGTTTACTTGCTGTTCCGCCTGCCTGCCTGCGCCGCGTGTCAGCGCCTGACGCTGTGCAAGCTGTTCGTTATAGCCGGGACGTGTGGCAAAACTAACTTCAGGCTGCTGGCCATAAAGCTCGTTTAGCTGCTGCACTTGTTCCGGAGCCATACCACCGCGCTCAGGAACAACACCCGGCTGGCCAAACTGCGGCACAATCCCCTTGTCGTAAATCTTGGCGGTTTCTGTAAGGAGCCTAGCCCCTTCCACATCACCCGCATCAACACGGCGCTGGATTTCACGGGCAATCTGAATAGCTGCCGGAGTGTTACCCATAGCCATTTGGCGCTGTTTCATGGCAAGCGCGTTTTTCTGCCTCTGTAAATCGCTCAAGCTCTGAATCTTACCAAATACGGATAAATCAGCCATTGAACAACCCCGCTAAAGAGGAACGGCGCAAAATAGGCGTGCCATCCGAGCGATAACCGATAATGTCACCACCAAGCAATTCAGAGCCAAAACCCGTCAGCGCATTGGCTTGGGCAAGGCGTGCGTTGCCTCTTACATCGCCCATGGTGTTATACACGTCACCAAGCTGCGCGGCGGCGTTCTGGCCACGTCCTGCGGTTCCTGACAATACGCCGTAAAGATTCTGCTGGCGAGCAATATCGCGGTTAAATGCGTCTTGATAAGCCTGATTGGCAAGCCCTTGGTTTAGGTCAATCGCCTCACGCAATGCCTGACCGCTAAACACGCCGCCACGGGCAGATTGTGCGCGGGCAAGCGCTTCCTCGCCCTGCTGTTTGCGGAACTGATAGCCGGGGTCGGCTTCAAAGTTAAACTGCCCGCCAAGCTCACCAGAGCCAAGCGCACCAGACAATTGCTCGTTAGCCTGCAACCCGGTTTCCTGATAGGGCTGGAATCCAGCCAAAGCAGCTTGCTGTTGACGCAGCATGTCGTCTTTAATCTTTCCGGCAGTGCCGTATTGATTCAGTGCCGACAAGCCAGAGAGGAACATATTGCCGTTGCCACCAGTAAGCGAAGCAAGGCCGCCAAAGCCGCCCGTACCAGCTCCAACGCCGCCAATGCCGGACGCTTTTTGTGCAGCTTGTAAAAATGCCGCATCGCCCGGAGTGCCGCTGTATAATTTGCCTACTTCTAATCCAGATGAAGTTACACCCGGCGATGAGCCAAACAAATTACCCACGCCTAAGCTGTCGCCAATTTCTCCAAACCCACCTCCTGATAAATAGCCGCCAAGGCCGCCAGATAAAGCACCAGTAAGCGGATCATTGCCAGATATTTTTGCGCCTAAAGCCCCTGCGCCTGCGCCAGCCAGTGCGCTCCCCGCTGTTGCGCCAATCCCTAATGCACCGCCTATAGGAGCGCCAAGCATAGTACCAGCAGCCCTTACGCCGCCCTCAAGGCCGCCCCTTAGTGCGCCCTTGAGACCCTGCCCCTGAATTAGCGCATTGGTTGCGCCGCCGACTACGCCCAAGTTAGGGAGTACAAAATTAGAAGCGGTTCGTAAAAGTTTTTTACTCATGGAATGAATACACCGTATAAGTTTTGCTAGGCTTCATGCGTTTGAGGATTTTTGCTGAGCGAACATCCCCTAACGTGTAGTTGATCTCGTTAATGCCCAGCTTGAGCAGAAGCTCGTGCGCGGATTTAAGTAACTTAAGCCCTACGCCCGGATAATCTGGCAGGACAAAAAACGCGGTGTTATCTGCCGTTGTTTTGCCCTTTTGGTTAATGTCGTTGCCTGTGAGGTAAACGGAATACCCTATTAGCTTACCGTCATTAACCGCGATAGCAGCCCAGCATTGCCCTAAATCACTTGCAGCCATGTATTGCATCCAGTCCGGCTTAGGCGGTTCTTCCACGCTGCGGCGATGCAAGGGCAGTAATTCAGCAATCTTTTCTGCTACCTCGTTAAATTGTACAAGAAAGTATTGTGGTTGTATATTTTTTTTCACGATAAAAACACCAATCCTACAATTTGCACTGGATTCGTTAACGCAGTCCATGTCGGCGTGAATATACGGCGGTTAGTAGCCACCACATGCCCGGAACTTGAACCCACACCATTACTCACTGCCACGCAAAACCCATCGGCAGCCATATTAAGCGGAAAGTTATCAATATAGGTTGTCCCAGCCACGCTTGATGTATCGGTTGCAGGGGTAATGCGCACCCAAAACACCCCGATAAACCGTGATAGCTTAAAATAGCGCCCTGTTATCGTAGGCGTCCCTGTTACCGTTAGATTAGTAAACGTAGGTGTCCATTGCACCCCTGCGTCACCAGCGAACGTCTGGTTAAAAAACAAAAGCCACGGCAAAGTGGCAAATCCGGTTTCTTGTTCTACTAATACCTCTTGAGTTGGCGGCGGCTGGAGGCTCATTCTAAATAACCCCCAATCAACGCGACTTTGGTGCGGGTTGCTATTTTAACCCTAAATGTGAATATTTCTGACACGCCAAGCCTACGGAACGCAACACGGCGGGTGTAATCACCAATTTTCCCCATTGAGGCCGTAAAAGCCCCCAGCCACGTCTGCGCCCCGTCTTTGCTTATATAAAGCTGGCAAACGGGGTCAGTGTCTACCGTTGAACCAGTAACTAATGCGGTTCCGGTTTCCATAGCAATTTCCAGCTCTTTTAGCCTAAAACGTTTACCTTCATTGCTCAGGTGGTTGAAGGTGCGCTCTCTGGTTATGGTTTCACCGTTATCTGCGTAAATATCCAGCGCCATACGATAGATGTTGCCATTGCGCCTATCTCCCACCAGATTAAGCCCAAACGCAAACATATGGCAATTCGCCAGCCATTGCTCGTATCCGCTAGAACCTTCATAAGCGCGCTCATGCCATAACTGAGTGGTGAGATCATAAACAAGTGAGGTTTCTAGCCCGCCACCCGTAAGTATGTAATATACATGCCCGTCTTGTTGATAGCTAAATGACTTCATGCTCGCGGGGTCGGTTGCGGCCTGAATCATCATTTCAATGGATTCATTGCTAACCCGTTGCGGTGAAAATCCCCTTGCGGAATACACCACCCCACGCCCTTGACGGTCTTGGCCTACCCATAACAAAGTATTGCCAATGGTCGCAGCCGTGTAAGGGTAAGCTGATCCTACTTGTAACACACCGCCCGCAATACGCTGGAATGGGAACGGCGAAGCCCCTGTATTAGTCCATACTTCGCTGGTAAATGTGCCAATCAGCCAAAGCTGTCCAAGGCTGTTGATTACTCTTTGCAATCCGTCCGGCGAGCTTTCTGCCGTGGCGAAATCAAGCGCTGCCCAGCTCAAGCCGTTATTTAGCGCAGAAATATTAAACTGCCCCGTTCCCTTGCGGTTGACAATAAAATACCCGTCAATGTAATCCAGCGTAGCAGCCTCAGGAAAATCCACATCAGTAATCTGTGTAAATACGTTTGTGGCGTAGGTGAGAATATAACCATAAGTCCCATCACACACTGCTAATTGAGTGGGGTTTTCTGCCATTGTGACGTTGCCAGTGGCAGTAAGCAGTGTTCCCAACAGCGTAGTTGTTCCGCTTTCAAGCACTTCGTAGATGCCATTAAGTGATACGACAAACGCACGCCCGTTGGCTGAAAAGAACGCCTCACGAATCGCACCCGCCCCCGCTACGGCAAATGGCGCTAGGCCGGGTGTGCCTAATTGCATGGTAGGCTCACGCGCACCTTGTTGGATAATGGGGATAAGGTTGATCGTCCGTTCATCGTTGTACGGCCTTGATCTTGCTCTCCCTGTGCCTCCAAATAGCCCTATTTTCACCGTGGCCACCAGCCTGTGTAAATGTTTTGTGCGCCATTACCACGAGTGTCATAATCAAGCGAACGGCGACGAAGCGCGGCATTTTTAATGCTTATCAGCGAAATATTAGAATCCCTTTCCACTTGCGCTGGGACTTCCTGCCCGTATTCACCGCAAAGCGTTTTGGCCAGATTCTTGCGTATGGCAAAATCCCAGCCCGGTGGCAGTGACACATCGGTTGTCAAATCAGGGAATGAAGTAAACGGCTTTTCGCTCTGGATATGCAGTGTGTAGGACGTATTAGGAACAAAAAACAGCCTGATTTTTCCAATGGGAACCGCGCCATCATAGCTTAGCACTTCCGGCCGCCCGCTAAATGTCTTATCGGGAATATCGTTATAATTGGCATCCGAGATGATAATAAGGTCGGTATCAAACCCGCCAGTTTGACGAATAAACGCGCTAGTGATGATATTAGGGCGAACCGTGTTAAATGTACCGCCAGAGCCAATTGTATATTCACCAACGCCGCCGCTGATGGGGAAGTTTTCCCATATCAATGCATTAACAAGACCCGTAAAGTTAGACCACATGCCTAACATTTGATTCATGAGCAAAAGCGCGTCATTGGTTTCGTCTGCGGTGGGGGATTCCGTTTTGGTCAGAATCCCCGCATCACGCATAGCGCCTTTAATGAGTGTAATGGCGCTGGTCATGGTTATACCGTAGCGCTAAACGGTGTGATCGCTACGCCCGAACCTACGCCATGCACCTGAACCTGAAAGAGGTTAGTCTGCACATCGCGCACCTCTACATAACTACCAATCAGGCCGCCCTGCGTGCTGCCGTTAAAGGTAATCGTATCAGAGGTTGTCGTAGTTCCAGTAGAAAGCGAAGTACCGCCACTAGAGCCAATAGTTGCAACGCCACCCATAACGTCACTAGAGTTTGCAACTTTAATGGTGGTGGTGTTGCTGGTGATGCTGGTTCCAATATAAAAACGGAATACGTTACCAGTGCCAGAAGCAGCCGGAAGCGTAACCGCAATACCAGCAGCGCGGTTAAGGTTAATGATAGAACCCGAATCAGCAGCAGTCACGGTATAAGTAGAGGCCGTAACAGCTACAGGCGGGGTCTGGTCTGCGTAAAGCTCAACAAAGTTGCTATTGGCTGCGTCTTTATCGGCTTTGGTAAAGCTGCCTTCATCGGGCAGTACTGTCCTTGCCATAGTTTACTCCATAAATGCGGGGGTGGTGTTACCCACCCCCTATTGGTTAGCCGTTCAGAATCGCAGCGTGTTCAGCACGAGCCGCAACGATACCGCCAAGGAAGTCAAGGCGGTTAACAACGCGGTCTTGCAGTACGTCATACTGCTGAATGAAGCGCATGGTGATGCCTTTGTAGGTGCGCTGTTCAGCAATAATGGTATCGCTGGGGGTTACGAGCGGCAGGGAAACCATACGGAAAGCCGAGCTTGCATAAGCAAGGTTTTTCGTGAAGGTCTGCGAAGCCGAACCAGTGAACGTAATGGCCGAAGTTGAGGTCGGGAACGCGGTGATGTTCTGCTGAGCACCAGAAGCGGCAGCAGTGTACATCGCCGGGGAAACCGTCAGCGTAACGTCCGTGGAACCGTCACCAGCGCCACCAGTTACAACCACAAACTGCTGGAGATAGCCAAGATCCGCCTTGGTTACCGGATGAACAGCGTTCACGCCAGCAATAGTAAAGGTCGTGCCAGCAGTAATCGTGCCAGTCGTAGTCGTTACACCGGTTACAACCAGAGTCGTGGAACCCTGAGTGGAAACGGTGGTTTTAACGGTTACGCCAGATACGTCAGTACCGTTGGTTTGCGAAGGCAGCAGGGTTGACTGCATCCAAGTAAAGCCATCAGCTTCTTTATAGCGGCCTTTCTTAAATGCGCTGGAAACTTCGCCAGAGTCATTGAAATAACCTTTGCGAGAGTTAACAGCAGCACGCATTGCTTTCGGGCTGAGGGCGATATATTTGTCCTCAGAGCCAAGCTGGTTTGCGATATATTCGCCAGCCTGCAATACGGTGTCGGTGCTGAAATCGTTGCTACCCGGAGTACCTACGTTCTGATAGGTAGCAAGGCAGGCGCGGCTGAGCAGTTCTTTTTCCACCTGCTGAGCCAGTACGGAAACGGCTGGCTTAACGGTGTTTTTGAACCAATCCTTGAACTGCGACTCAGTGGCAAATTCCAGCGAGTTAGCAGCAAAAGGAATAACGCGACGAAACAGGGTCATCGGCACTTTCTGGATTACCACGTCCTGAATGGTCGAGGTGATGTCAGCAGTGGATGATTCGCTGTAAAGCGGCGGTTTAGCAACGTAGATGGTGTCGCCAGCCGAATAGCCGTTCATGCCCTGAAAATCAGAGGCGGGAACTTTTTCCAGCGTTTTGGCGAAGGGCATTGCGTCCTCGAGCATCGTCGCCGCCATTTCGGTGACAACGCCGGGGGCGTTTTTGAGAGTTAGAAATGAGTTAGCCATTGTAGTCTCCTATGGGTTTGAAATTGTTAAGAATCTAACCACTTCAGCAAATCCGAACCATGGAGGCTTTCCACGCCGCGAACCGATGAAGTGCCTTTACTTGGTGCAATAGGAGGTTGTGCTTTGGTTACTGGTTTCTGCATAGCCATTTTTCCGCGCTGTTCTGCCATTGCGATACGAACAGCAGCTTGTGCGGGTGTCATGTAGTAAATGTTTTCCAGATCGCCGGATTTAAGCACTTCGTAAAGCGCAGCCTCCGGGTTTTCCAAAGCGGAAAAGGCTTCATAAACATGATCTGGTGCTTGATCGATAACTTGTGCGTGCGAGTCAACCAGCGTGCGGAATTCAGGGTTAGCGGCTTTAGCCTTGGCGATTTTTTCGCTTGTGGCATGAACCGCTTGAAGAAATTCCGGCGCATATTGTTTTTCAGCTTGCGGCGCTTGCTGCGGGGGCTGTTGCAATGCTTTCAGTTTATCGTCATAGATTTTCTGCTGCTGGCTGTATTCCAGCTTGGCGGCAATTAAATCTGCAACATCAGTATATGATTCCTCTTTCGGAGCCTTAGGGGCATTGGTGTGAAGTTCATACAGCTCTTTAAAGCGGCGCAGTTCTTCTTTTTCTGCCCGTTCCCTTGCAAGCTGTTTGTCTTTACGGTTTGCGATTTCCTGTAAAGTCTGCGCCTTTTTCTGCCAATCGACCACTGGCTCTGCCTGTGGCGTAGGTTCTGCCGGGGATTCTGCCTCAACAGGCGCAACTTCTGGGATTTCTACGGTAATGCCATCTAATTCCATAATAACCTCCTTTTACTCGCCGCCACTTGGCAACGGAACAGTGCTTAATTGCACTGCATTAATCTGAAGCTCCGCCCTGCGTAGCTCCAATTCCTGCTGTTTAATCTGAAGCTCGGCCATCTTGACCTGAGCGTCGATTTCAGCAATTCGCTCTTGTGACTGAGCCTGCGCCAGCGTTACCTGAGCTTTCATGCGCTCGGTTTCCTGCTTGGCGGCTTCAGTCTGTATTTTTACTTGATCGGCCTCTTGGGCTTGCGCCATGGCTTGCTTAAGCTGCGCATTTTCCTGCGCCAGTGCTACCATTTGTGCGTTTTCGCCTTCTTCCTGAAGATTTGCAGGCATCAGCTTTTTCATGCGCTCTGCCAGCACTTCAGCACCCGCCATGTCCATGGACTCAAAAAGTTTGTCGCCAATAATAGGCATCAGATCAGGGCTTGAGCGCGCCACATCACCAAGGAAAGCAGCAGTTTCTGCGCGGCGGGTGGTATAAGGCAGCGAAGTAGTTACCTTCATATCAAACTGCCCTTTGTTAAGATAATAATCGCGCTCTTGGCCTTCAACACGAGCGCCATTAATGCCAACTTCCTGCGTTTCGTCCTCAGTGTTTACAATGCGAATAATTTGCGGGGTATCGTAAGTGTCCCCCACAGCATACTGAAGCACACGGCCAACTTGACGCACAGATTTAGATAGGTTGTCGTTGAAGTGGAATGTTAAAACATCCGTCTGTTGAGAGCGCTGGGCAATGGCCACCCCAGAGGTTTCATTGCTTTTTGCGCCTAATGACGTATCGTAAACGCCAGCCGTGGCTTTGATGTCCATCAGTGCGTTCTGGGAAGCCTGAAATAACCCCGGCGAAGTGGTTGGCGGCTGTTGGCGCTGCGGAGCTGGAAGCGGGTTCCCATTTTCGTCAAACGCATTATAGCGAATTACAGGGGTTTTACCCGGACGTTTGTAATCATTTTCCAGCCCTTCGGTTGCGCCAAGCGCGGCGATGAACGGCGCTTGCGGCTGGTTATCCAACACGTCACATTCAATGGATTTCCAGTAGTTGTAAAGCATCTGCGGGTCGCGTGCGCGGCGGGTAAGACTTACCAGATGGCGCTTGCCTTCATTCCAAAATTCTTCGCCATATACAGGAACAATGGGAATGTATTTACCCGGAAACACTCGTGGCTCCTCAAGATAGCCAGCACCACTCATTTTGCTATGAATAACCTTGCGCTTAGTAATTGGACGGGTCTGGAGGTATTCATTGCCATCTTGCGCCATTTCAATAACGCCATCAGGACGCAAGCCAATCATGGCTTTTTCTTCTTTGATCTTAAACTGCTCAGCAATAATAATGCGGTCGTTTTCGTTTTTAATCATTGGCTGGCCAGCGTCAAAGCTAACCGGAGCCTCACCCGGATAAAGCCTTGCAAACGACTCTTTAGTCATCACATCCAGAATAGTGCAGTGCATTGCGTCTGAGCCATCAAGGTCTACGCTGTTAGCATCCAGATACACCGCTAATGGGTTAATTACGCGCTTGATGCACAACCGCTGGTTAAAATCGAGGTCGGAGGCATATTCACGGTCTACACGAATAAACCCTATAGACATCCTGACCGCGCACTGCGCTGCGAGGTCGTAAGCATCATCGGCATTTGAGGCGTATTGAATCCCGCGAATGAAATATTCAAATATCTCAGCGGTTTCCTTATCCGCCCCATCGCCAGCAATCATTTTAATCGCCGGGGTTTTCATGCGGATTTGATTCACCACGGAATTGATTAATTGCGCCGTGTGGTCAATCTGGAGGGTTGCCTTGCCTGATTTGCGCCTGTCGTTGTAAAGCTGCTGAATCCACTGGCAACCCGGCTCCGCTGAAAGGAATTCACTATCTTCCTTGGCGTAACGGTAAATATCCCGCCAGTGCTGCTGGTCGGTTTGGCATAATTCAATAGCTTGCTTGATTTCGTTGGCCACTATAAACACCGTTTTATTGTGAATAATAACACACCACAAAACGGCTTGCTATTTTTTACGACCAGCCAGCCCCTACAAATTCAATAGATGGTATTGGCTTCTTTGC